GGCTCTACTCTCGCGCTGACACGTCCGGATGTGCTGACCTTTGCGTTCGTGAATAAGACCCACGAAATATACAAAGCTTCACAGGTGAGTTACCAGTTTCCGGGAGCAAAGAAGACGATAACGCAAATGCAGGTTGGAACCCCGCAGCCAGCGACCGGTGACACGCTTAAATTAGTGGAGCGCTGCGAAAACGGGTCACAGGCGCTGCTAAAAGCACAAAGCCGCCTTCACGAGGTGAATTCGCTGCAACGAACCGTTCGCTTGGTCACGCCTGGCTCAACGACTCTCGCCGCGGGGAACGTCGTCACTCTTAGCGGGTTTGGCGTCAACGACGGCGGGTATCTGATCGAAACCGCGCGTCATCGGCTAGATCGCGCAACTGGCTATACGACTGAGATCCAGGCGAGGCAGCTAAATCCGTCAAGCCCGCTGCCGGCTTGAGGACGTCGAGAAGATGTTGCTACTCAGAAGACGAAATTGGAGCCAAGGAAAGCACAGATGATATCCGCGTGGACCGCTCCGGCGTCGCGGCTCCTGTTCTTACAAACGACGCTCGATGAGAGCGTAGTGTTCGTGGCAACGCTCGATCGAGCTCTCGCCTTCGGAGTTGCGACCATTGATCCCGTACTGGTGGTTGGAGCAACGCTGGGATGATTAATCTATTCACGACGTCAGATGTGGGCAAAATTCTGGGCTTTCCCCTTCTGCAATCGAACGGCGCAGCAAACACCTTCACTGGTGCTACCGCGAATCTGATGGCCCGAGACCAGAATGGTAATCTGCATGCAGGCCGACCGATGTCCTTGAATGCCTCCACGAACGAGTGGGAGTACAGCGTTCAGGCCAACGACTTCAGTGCGGGTCGCTACTGGGGAATGGTTGCAGTAACGTTTCCTGGGAACGTAACGATTTACTCGAGCGAAGTAGTATTTGATGTTATCGCTGCTGATTAGCGGAGCTGTGTCATGACCGTTTTCAGGGTTGGCATAGTAGAGGTTCAGGACCCTGCCGGTTGCCGCGTGCGCGTGAAATTTCCGGATCGCGACCAACTACAGAGCTGGTGGTTGCCGATAGTGGTGGGCAAAACCCAGAATGATAAGGCTTATTACCTTCCTGATGTGGGAGAACAAGTCGTATGCCTGATGGACGAATACGACGAAGATGGGGCCGTCCTAGGCGCGATCTATTCGACTGCAGATCTCACGCCGCCGGGGATGACGGCAGATAAACTTCATTGGACCGCCAAAGACGGAGCGACGCTGGAATATGATCGAGCGCTGCACTCGATGGTGATCGCGCTGCCTTCCGGAGGCTCCGTCAATATAAGCGCGAACGGCGCGACTATCAGTATTGATTCCGGCGGTAACGTGAACGTGTCAGGTGGCAACATAAACGTGGTTGCGGCGGGCCAGATCAATCTTGGCAGCGGCGCGCTTAAAGGTGTAGCACGGCTCGGTGATACCGTAGTCTGTCCGGCCGGTACCGGCACGATCAGTAGCTCGAGTACCAAGGTGTTGGCGGACTGAGTTATTATTAGGTCTATCCTCATTCGCGCGGGTCGATAAATGCCAGAGGGTGCAGTTACTTTTGCGGATATCACTTCGGCAGATTGGTCGCTGACGCTGGATTCGACGGCCGGAGGCGTTGCGGGTGCGGGTATCGGCAACGTGGTCCAGGGCCTCCAGGATGTCAACCAATGTGTGCGGATAATCCTGACAACGCCCAAGGGTTCCGATCCGTTGCGGCCGACCTTCGCAATAGACCTATGGAAATATTTGGACGCGCCGATCAGCGCGGCCACCCCAGCGATCGTGCGGGAGGTGACCGAGGCGATAGCTCTGTGGGAGCCGCGGATCGACCTGATCAAGGTGACGGTGGCGCCAATTCTCGACGGGTCAACACAGTCGGGTGCGCACCTAACGGTCGCAGCCACGTGGCGGCTGAGATTAGGCGCGCAGGGCACAACGGCGAGTGCCTCACAAACCACGCAGGTGACGATTATTCCGGTCGCGCAGGGATTCTAACGTCCCCGAAGAGCGGCGAAATCAGTTCTGAAGGGCGCGGGTGGAAGCGCAATCAGTAAGGGAGCAGAAAGCCAATGGGAGCGGCGATTCCGACTTTACCAGCGCCGGTGTTCGTCAATGACGCCGACGGTCTTGACCCAAACCTGATTCTTGCGGATATGGTCGCGGAATTCGAGACCGCGGCGGGCCGGACGCTGCAGCCTGCGCAGGTGGAACGACTGCTGATCAACCTCTACGCCTACCGCGAGTCGCTGGTGCGCAACGCGATCCAATATGCGGGCCAGCAGAACCTGCTCGCTTATGCGGCGTTTCCGATGATCGACTATCTGGGCCAGTTGCTTGGCGTAGCACGGCTGCCGGCACAAGGCGCGGTGACCACGTTTCAATTCACCTTGGCGAACAGCCTGGCCGTATCCTACACGATTCCGTCTGGTACACCGGTTGGAAGCACTGACGGACAGTTCACCTTTGCGACCAACACAGCGCTTACCATCCCGGCGGGTGCGCTGAGCGGGACCGTGAGCGGGACCGTGACTACGCCGGGCGCGGGCGGGAATGGTTATTTGCCGGGACAGATCAATGTTCAGCTTAATCCGAGCGTGCTGATCGTGTCGGTTTCCAACACGACGGTCAGTGCGGGCGGTTCGGCGCCGGAGACCGACGACCATCTGCGGACGCGGATTCAGGCCGCGCCGAACCAGTTCAGCGTCGCCGGGCCGGAGGGCGCGTATCGCTTTTTCGCGCTTGGCACCGATCCCTCGATCATCGATGCGCAGGTCATTTCACCGGCGCCCGGCCATGTGAGCTCTTCATCCTGACCGGGCCGATCAATACTCAGCCGGCGGCATCACCCAACAACGCGGGTGTCGCCGGCGGCACGTTGCTCAGCAATGTACTCAACATACTAAATGGGGACAGTGTGAGGCCGTTGACGGACACCGTTAACGTACTGGCGGTGGCCGAAGTCGATTATCAAATAACGGGCACACTAACGCTGTACACCGATGCGGACCCGGTGGGGACCATGGCGGCGGCGACCTCCGCGGTGCAAGCGTTGGCGGTTGCACTCGCGTCGCGGATTCAGCGGGACATCGTGCCGAGTCAAATCGTTGAAGCATTATCGGTAAGCGGAGTTTACGAGGTAACCCTGACGGCTCCAGCCTATACGCCACTGTCGCCCGGCCAGTGGGCTAACTGCACCGCGATAGCCTTGTCGCAAACGACGGGACCGATCCATAGCTAGTACACAATGGCCAACTTGACTCCTCAGCCGTCGATCAACGACGTGCGCAGCCAGGCGTTGCTGCAACTGACTCAGCGGCTGGGTACGCTGGATTTGAGCCCAATGCTGGTGTACCGGCTCGATTCAACGCCCGACAGCGCTCTGGCTATGCTGGCCTGGCAGTTCGATATGCTGGCGCCGCAGTGGCAGCTCGGCGCGACCACGAGTGAATCGGTCGATGCACTCGCAAATATCGACACGCTGACTAACGTGGACACCCTGAGTCTGCCCGGCGCGGCGGCGGGAGTTTCGGATTACGCTTCGTGGCGGACACTACTGGGAGCGGCGATTCCACTGCATCGAACACGCGGGACACCTTTCGCGATCAAGACCGCGCTGTCCGCACTGGGATGGAACAACGCAACGTTGCAAGAAGGGCAGGCGAGCTGGGGCGGTACGCAATATCCGTTTAGCCAGGGATGGGCGGTTTTCCGTGTAGTACTCAACGGGGTGAACCAGGTGGTCGGCGCCAACGATCCGGCACGCATAATTGCGGCGGTGAACTTTTTCAAGCCGGTGCGCACGCTGCTGGATTCATTGTGGTTCGGGCTGGCCGCGGTTACCGACCAGGCACCAGCGCCGAGCGATATGATCGTCAGTATTTTCAAGCAGAGCGATCTTGCACCAACCGCGACCGATATGCTGAGCGCCCCGGCCTGGCCGGTTGCTGATACAAAGGCGATCGCACCAAAATACAACAATCACTTTTATCACATTGGGATCAGCTACGGGGCGCAGGAGCCGGCCGTGGCGGACTCGGGGGTCAGCGTGAGGGGTTCGGCAATCTCGGCCCGGGGGTGAGCGGCCGGCCCGTTAGCGTAAGGCGGGGTGCGAGGCGTTCCTGACGCAAGAACCGAACGACGTAATCACAGAGCGAGGCCGGCCAAGTCCGGCAAAAAGAGTTCAACGGAAATCGAGGGAAACAATGCGGCCAACAGGAATAGTGCGCTTGTGTAAACGCGGGCGAGTGCTGTGGGAGTGTAAGAACATCTTCGTCAATGCGGGGCTGCCGGCGCTGGCGAATCTGGTCGCTGGAGTCACGGCCGGGCAGTATGTAACCGCGATGGGTTTCGGTTCGAGCGCAGTGGCACCGGCCGTTAGCGACACTGGCCTGACCGCCGTACCAGCCTATTATAACGCGATCGGCGCTCATACGTTTCCATCTAGCGGGAGCGTACAGTTCAATTACTCATTATTGACGACGGATTACGGCGCGAACGGGATGACGATTCAAGAGTTGGGACTCTTTGCCAACTCGGCAAGTGTGGGTCTGCCGGCTGCACAAGGAACGTCGAATCCTGCGTGGACGGCGAGTACCCCGAAGTTGGTCGGCAATCTGGTGGTGGACAGCAACAACGATGTGCAGCGCTGCACCGTGAGCGGAACCACCGGTGGCGGTCCGCCGTCGTGGTCAGGGATGCTGAACGGCACGACGACAGACGGCACGGTAACGTGGACGCTAATTGCCTTTCATCAGCCGCCTAATCCGCTGATCGCACATGTTATCGTGCCATCCTTCGCCTATACGGGCACGGGCAACTACTCGGGAACGTGGACACTAACGTTCTAGGGGAGTGAGGATCAAGGTATGGCAACATTAATCGACAACGCCGAGTTCAGCGCGAATGAGGTTTACGAAATCCAGCAAACCGACGCGGTTGAAGGGGCAGCGATTGGCGCGAGTTTCAGCGGGATCGGAGTAAGTAATCAACCTCATCAGCAGCTCGCCAATCGGAGCGCCTTTATCAAGGGACGGCAGGATACGAATATCGCGAATATCGGGGTATTGCAGGTGTTCGACGCGCTGTTCACTGGATCGATGGGACCGAACGGATATGTGACCATCCCCTTTGCGGATGTGCAGCGGGGGCAGATTCAGTTAGTCATCCAATGGGGCTTTTATTCTTTCGCCGGGCTCACGGGCGACGGTATCGAAAACGCGACTTTTACGGTGACTTTGCCGATCGCGTTCAGCAACGCCAACGAGTGGGCGGGCGGTTTTTACGCGACCAACAACGCAAGCGGCGACGGCGCGCTAGTGAACGCAGCGTTGTCGCTGGAACCAGTCACGCCGCTTGGCAAGAACATGTTGAGTTTTTTCTCAGACTGGAACGGGAACGGGACGACCACGGTCGCGAGCGGCACAAAAGCGGGCCTGACAGGTTTTTACTGGATAGCGATGGGTTTCTGA